ATAAAGTAAAAACAAAGACGAAATGGCTTGATGAAACAGCTATTTCCGTGGTAAAAGCGAATACCGATGGCTGGTGGGTAGCGGATATTGTGCATGGGAGGTGGGGTGTTGAGGAAACAGCACGTAAAATCTTCCAAACAGTGAGTAAATACCGTCCTATTTCGGTAGGAATTGAAAAAGGAGCCTTGAAAAACGCTGTTTTGCCGTATATTTCGGAAAATATGAAAAAAAATCAGCAATTTTTCAGGATTGAAGAGCTTACACACGGAAATCAGAAGAAAACAGACAGGATAATATGGGCATTGCAGGGTAGGATTGAGCAGGGAATGTTGAAATTTAACAAGGGGCCGTGGAATACGCTACTTCTTGATCAACTTTTCCAGTTTCCCAACCCGTTAGTGCATGATGATTTGATTGATAGTCTTGCTTACATAGACCAAATGGCTAGAATAGCCTATGATGTAGACTTTGAAGAAGAAGATTATCAATATGTTGACGCTGTAGCAGGGTATTAGCATGGATAATTACGAGTTATTTAATGAAACACTAGAAAGTTGGGTTATGTCTACCTGTGATGGGTGGCGTGATAACTTTGAAACCAACTATAAAGACCGATTTGAAGAGTATTACCGCATATTTCGTGGTGAATGGTCTCCTCAAGACAAAACAAGGGACTCAGAACGCTCCCGAATTGTCTCCCCCGCTACCCAACAAGCCGTAGAATCAACTGTTGCAGAGATTGAAGAGGCAACATTTGGTCGTGGACGATGGTTTGACATCAAAGATGACATAGGTGATCCCCGTCCTGATGTCGTTTTATTGAGGGAAAGGCTCTACGAAGACTTCAGTAAGCATCAAATCCGTAAGGAATTGTCTGAATGCATCCTAAATTCAGCTATTTTTGGTACAGGTATTGGTGAAATCACCTTAACAGATGAGAAAGAGATGTCCCCTGCTACCGAACCTGTCATGGAAGGGCAGTTAAATCAGGTAGGCGTGAGAGTCAGGGATCGAAATGTTGTAAGATTACGCTCTGTTTTACCCCAAAACTTCCTAATAGACCCTTGCGCCTCAAGTATTGATGATGCTTTAGGTGTTGCCATTGATGAATTTGTACCAAAACACCAGTTAGAGATGCTTCAGGAGGAAGGTGTTTATTTGGAAGGTGAGATTACTAACGCCTCTCACAATACTGACTTACTGGCTGACCCCAATGAAACCAGTATGTATGAGGAAAATAAGGCTAGGAAGACAACTTACTACGGTTTAGTCCCTCGTCATCTACTTGATGAGTTAAAAGATGAGAAGACAGAAGGAGAAAGTTATTACGTTGAAGCAATTGTCGTAATAGCGAACAAGGATGTTCTTTTAAAAGCAGAAGAGAATCCTTACATGATGCAGGATCGCCCTGTCATCGCATTCCCATTTGACATCGTTCCTAGCCGTTTCTGGGGTAGGGGCATATGTGAGAAAGCCTATAACTCACAAAAGGCATTAGACGCTGAAATACGGGCTAGAATCGATGCATTAGCCCTAACAATACACCCAATGTTAGCGATGGATGCATCTAGGGTTCCCAGAGGACAGCCTTTGCATGTTAGACCTGGAGGTACGATCAGGACTAATGGTAATCCGGCGGAGTCTTTACAGCCGTTTAATTTTGGTCAGGTTAGTCAGATAACATTTAATCAGGCGGCTGCATTACAACAGATGGTTCAGACTTCAACAGGGGCAATAGATCCTACGGACAGAATGGCAGGAACGGATACACGCTCTGCTGCTGGTTTTAGTATGGGTTTGGGTACGGTCATTAAACGGCATAAACGTACTTTGATTAACTTCCAAGAAGCTTTTTTGATTCCCTTTGTAACTAAAACGGCTCATCGTTATATGCAGTTTGAGCCTGAATTGTACCCTGTCAGTGATTATAAGTTTGTTGCGACAACTTCATTGGGTGTTGTGGCTAGGGAGTATGAGATAGCTCAATTAACTCAACTGTTACAGACCATGCAGGATTCACCTGTCAAACAGCAGTTGATTGAAGCAATTATAGATAATATGTCCCTGAGTAACAGAGAGCAGTTGATTGCATCAATGCGACAGGCGGCACAGCCTAATCCACAGGCAGTCCAGTTACAACAGCTTACGGCTCAGAGTCAACTTGGTTTCCAGAATGCACAGACCAATGCGCTCAATGGTCAGGCGGTTGAGGCACAGGCTAGGGCAAGAAAACTTGCAGCAGAGACAGGTCAGTTGCCTGAAGAGTTGGAGATTGATAGGATCAAGGCGGTAACAGCTAATCTTAAAGTGGGAACTGAAGATGATAAAGAGTTTGAGCGCAGGATTAAAATCTCAAAGGAACTCACTAAGGAGCGAGAGATTGCGGCTAAAGAGGCTCAAGCGGAAGCGTCTCGCATTCTTGCTGAAAGACAACTTGCTGAAAGACGGGAAGCGCAACAAGCTGCAGCGCAACGCAACGTCACTCCGATGAGGCAACAATGAAAGGTGTAGCACATTATTTTAAAGACGGTACTCGCCATATGGGTGGTACGCATAAGATGCCAAATGGTGAAACGCATTCTGGTAAGACGCATGGTAAGACCAGCAAGAAGTTATTTCACTTCAAGGATCTTTCTGAGACTGCGAAAAAGAAGGCAAGGAAGCGCACTTAATGCCAAAGATTCCTAAAAAGTATGTAGCAGGATCTAAGAATCCTAAAAAAACAATTGCAGAGATAAAGCGCACTAGAAAAAAATACAAAGAAGGTAAGTTGACTAAGAAAGAGATGGACGAAATTAGCAAGCAGAGGGTGGCGAGTGGCAAAAAAAAGCGCAAAAGCCGCAGTGCTTGATAAATACGCTAAGTCTAGCGGTTTCTCAAGGGCAAAACTGGCGAAGGTTTATCAGAGAGGTTTAGGGGCATATTACAGTTCTGGCTCTAGACCTGGAGTATCAGCACATCAATGGGCTGCTGGTCGGGTAAGAAGTTTTGCAACAGGTAAGGGTGGTGCGAGAAAAGCAGACTCTGATCTCATAGCAAAAACTAAAAAGACAAAAACACGAAAGGCTTGATGTGGCTCACGCAGACAGAAAGAAAGCATTGTTAAAGAAGCATGGGTTATCTGGTACTAACAAACCTAAAAAGACACCAAGTCATGCTACAAAGTCACACGTTGTATTAGCAGAGCGTGGACATGAGATGAAGTTAATTAGGTTTGGTCAGCAGGGTGTCACGGGTGCTGGTAAAAACCCTAAGAGTAAAAAGGACAAAGCACGAAGGAAGTCATATTACGCTAGGCACAATGCACAAGATGCCAAGCCTGATATGTTTAGTGCTAGATACTGGTCACATAAAACGAAATGGTGATGACATGGCAAGGCCAACTAAACGTATTAAAAAGAAAGACAATATTAAATTGCACAGAAAGCGAAGACGCAAATAGGAGGAGTTATGCCTGGATACATGAAGAAAAAGAAAAAGGCCGCGACTAAGCCTAGAAAGATTAAACGAAACAAGTATTGACTTACGATGCTTTCTTGATGTTAAAATGCAACATCTGTCCGAAAGGGTAAACAGATGGTTACAGAAGAGTCACTTAGAATTGAGAAAGAGCGCGATGCATTGCGTACTATGTTTTTGACTGAGGGCTGGAAGGTTCTCAAGCAAAAGTTAGTACAAGAGCAGAGGTTTTTGAACAATATTGAGGCGATTCACGGTCAAGATGACCTTTATTTCAGAAAGGGAAAAGTTTCTAAGATAATAGAGATTCTTGGCATTGAAGGTAATCTTGAAATGCCTGAAGAAGATAATTCGTTCAATTTTCTTGAGGTTTGATATGCCGTTATATGATTTTAAGTGTAAGAAAGGACATATTGTGGAACGATTTGTGGATAACTCTATCCAACAAGTTGATTGTCCAAAATGTTCTAACCAAGCATTTAGAATTATAAGCAGCATAAATTTTTCGCTTGACCCGATCTCCGGTCATTTCCCAAAGGCCACGAAAAACTGGGCAAAGTGGAGGCAAGTGAAAATAGCAGAAGAGCGAAAGACAGGATAACTTTACGGAGCCCTGATAACCCACATCCATAATCTTTTTTAAGACGGAGTAAAAATGGGTACAAAACTTATTGACACGCCAGAGGCAACACCTGTTGAGGAAATGGAGCAACAGGAAATGATGGTTGAGGAGCAAGAGCCGGAGATCCCTGCTAAATACAGGGATAAATCGACGGCTGAACTGATAGCGATGCACCAAGATGTTGAGAGAGCATTTGGTAAACAGGGTGCAGAGTACGGTGAGTTAAAGAAAGTTGTAGACTCATACATTAATAACCAGACGGCAGAGGTCAAAACGGAAGAGCCTAAGCAAGAGATTGATTTCTTTGCTGATCCTGAAAAGGCAGTAGAGCAGTTAATTGATAGGCATCCAAAAGTTGTTGAAGCAGAGAAGACGCAACAGAATCTAAGGCATCAACAGGCGCATCAGCAGTTAATGCAGAAGCACCCAGATACTAAAGACATTGTTGCTGATTCACGATTTCAAGAATGGATTGCTGCTTCACCAGTACGGCAAAGGGATTTTAGGAGCGCGGATCAGAATTACGACTATGAGAGAGCCTCTGAGTTAATGTCATTATGGAAGGAGCGTCAGGATTCTGTGGCGCAAACAGTTACAAATGGCAGGAAACAGCAGGTAAAGGCAGCATCAACAGGCAATACCCGTGGTTCGACGACGCCAAGTTCTAAAGGAACTTTTCATAAACTCAAACTTGATGAGATGAGAAAGAATGATCCAAAGGCGTATTTAGCCTTAAATGACGAAATATTAAAGGCTTACGCGGAGGGTCGAGTCAGAAGATAATGGAGTATTATCATGGCAACACAACCATCATACGTCACCTCTAGTAGTGGCGCGTTTGGCACAGCGGCAAAAGCAATTAGTGCCACAGAAGCAGCAACGTTTATCCCAGAGATTTGGTCGGATGAAATTGTAGCTGCATACGAGAAAAACCTTGTATTGGCAAACCTTGTAAAGAAAATGTCAATGGAAGGGCAAAAGGGAGATGTTATTCATATCCCATCACCTGACCGTGGTGCAGCCAGTTCAAAGACTGAAGGTACTCTGGTCAACATTCTTCATGGTACGTCTACTGAAGTACAAGTAGCAATCAATCAGCATTATGAGTATTCACGCTTGATTGATGATATCGCTGAAGTACAGGCTCTTGGTAGCTTGCGTCAGTTTTATACTGCTGATGCAGGGTATGCGCTTGCACTCCAGGTCGATACTGCTTTGCATAATCTGGGTCAGAACTTTGGTGATCAGGGTAATGCAAGTGCTACTGACTATGTACACAGTAATTCATACTATATTGATGCGTCTAGTGGTTTGTCAGCTTACGCTGTTGACACAGTTATTGGTGGTACTGATGTATTTACTGATGCTGGCTTTAGAGCATTAATTCAGAAGATGGATGAAGCAAGCACACCTATGGATGGACGTTTCCTTGTTGTACCCCCGTCAGCAAGAAACTCTATTATGGGTATTGATCGTTATGTATCGTCAGACTTTGTTGGAGGTCAGGCAGTACAGAATGGTCAAATTGGTAACCTTTATGGTATCGATGTATTTGTTTCAAACAATTGTCAGACGGTTGAAGCGGCTGGCGATAACTCTGCAAGTTCTGTTGATGTTCAAGGAGCTATCTTTGCTCACTCTGATACAATGGTATTGGTTGAGCAGGTAGGTGTTAGAACTCAGACTCAGTACAAGCAAGAGTATTTGGCTACACTCCTTACAGCAGATCGTCTGTATGGTATTGAGCCATTGCGTTCTGAAACTGGCTTCGTTTTAGTCCTTTAATATCAGGGGCGTATAGCCTCTATTTAAGGATTAAGATGAGCATTTCACACACTATGAGAAGGGCAGTGGGTTATCCCATTGCCTTTTTTATTTTGGAGGATTTATGCTTCAGGCATTAATTGGCCCCGTTGCAGGACTGCTAGATAAGTTTATTGAAGACAAAGATACGAAGAATGCGTTAGCCCATGAAATTAGCACGATGGCCGAACGCCACGCGCAGGAATTGGCAAAAGGGCAGTTGGAAGTCAATAAGGTTGAGGCAGCTTCCAAGTCTATGTTTGTTGCTGGATGGAGACCTGCTGTGGGATGGGTGTGTGTACTTGGAATGGCAAGCAACTTTATTATTATACCAATGGCTAACTTTGGTTTGGCGTTAGCAGAGTCTAATATAACAATACCTTTGATTGATACCAGTACAATGATGCCTGTTCTAATGGGTATGTTGGGACTAGGTGCCATGCGTTCTGTGGAGAAGGTAAGAGGAGTGTCGAGAGAGAAATGATTAAATGGTTATATAATCAACATTTAAAGTTGTTTTTTAACAGAGAATTTAAGCAAGTGCGGGCTAGAGATAAGAAAGGCCGGTATGTTGCAGATGATAAGTCTACACCGGATAAGAACGAGGCGTACATTAATATCAGTGCTGAATTGAATAAATGATTGAGTTATTTAGTGCAGTATTATTGATTTGTTCAATGACGGAGGGTGGAAAAACAATTTGTAAAACAGTTGTGTATCCTGGTGCATTTAGTAATCATGTAGAGTGCATCAAGTATTTAGTAAACACAGAAAAGAAAAATGGTAGAGAGTGGGCTGAAAAAGAAGAGTATGTTGTAAGTTCAGCCTGTATTGACTGGAAGTTTAAGACACAAAAGATATGAAGCCATATTATTACAAATGTACCTTAATTAAAGTTATTGATGGCGACACAATTGATGTAGACATTGATCTAGGGTTTGGTGTAACGCTCTCTAATCAACGATTAAGGCTTTATGGTATCAACACCCCAGAAACCAGAACAAGGGACTTAGAAGAAAAAAGACGGGGTTTGATTGCTAAAGAAAGAGTGCAGGAGTTGTGTGAAGATGCCTTGGAGATTTTATCTCACGGCAAGGGTAAGTATGGCAGAATATTGGCAACGCCTTTTAATAATAATGGTGTAAATATTTGCCAGCAATTATTAGATGAAGACTTGGCTGTAGAGTATTATGGCAAATGAGCAAACAGCTTCCAAAATATGATAAGTTTTTTATAGTTATTGTTATTTCTGGCGTTTTAACTCTTCTAGCATTTGTTATGGGGTTGTTATGACAAATAAAAGAATTCAAAAGAAACTACAGCAAAAGTCAAAGTATGATAAATACGATCTTGATGGTGATGGCACAGTCACAGATGAAGAGATAGCGCGTCATCAAGAAATGGTAGAGCTTGAGCTTAGAGAAGAAAAGGCCGACTCGCAAAAGCAAATGGCATGGATTGCAATGCTCTCAATGATTATATTCTCAGTGTTCTTGATGCTGCCTATGATGCCAGATGAGAGGGTTAAGGCGTTATCTGATCTTCTTGGTTTATTTTACATAGCACAGGCCAGCATTGTAGCAGCATACTTTGGGGCAACAGCGTTCATGAGCAGACGATAGTGTGCTTGAGGAAATACAACAGGCTAATGCCGCATTTGCTACTATCAAGTCAGCATTGCAGAATGGGCGAGAGTTTTATGATGTAGGTGATTCTTGTGCAACGTATTTTAACTGCAAGAGTATTATTGCAAGACGCAGCAAAAAGAATGGCAAAAAGAGTCAGCTACAAAACTTCCTAGAACTTGAGAAGTTAAGAAAACAGGAAGAGTGGATCAGAGAGTGGATGATTTATGCTGGCAGGCCAAATCTGTATGACGATTGGTTAAAATTTCAAAGTCAGTGTAAAAAAGTAAGGGCTGCTGAAGAGCGCAAGAAGAAGCAGTTAGAGAGTGCTACAATAACGCAGGTTATGAAGTGGTTTAAGTATATGTCAGGTGCAATAGCTAGTGTTTGTTCTATACTTGTAGCAGTAATGGAGTTTTTAAATACAGCGGTTAAGGCATAATGTTATTAAATACATTTACACCTGTGAAGGGATTGTTATCTAAAGAGTTGTATGGTGTGTTGCCAGCAGCTACGGATACCGTACCTTTTAATGCTACTGTTTATAATCCGTCTGTAAGCTATCAAGCGGGTGATGTTGTTGATCGATTCGGTACTTTGTATCGCGCTAAAAGTTATGTACAAGGCGGTACCGCAGGACTAGGAAACCAAGAGTATTGGGAAGTGTTTTCGCCCTTGCAGACAGAAGAAACTCAAGACGCTCCCCCTGCTCGCACAATGCAAATAAATCCCTCAGTCATTGAGCCAGCACCTAGCGGTGGAATGATGACAGGTGATCCAAGTCAGGTAGAGCGGACAGGTGGATCGGTATCTAGAGCTATTGGGACAACACTTGCACAAGGTGCGCCGCCTCCTAAAAATACTCAAGAATTCCAATGGGATCAGGGTTTACTAGATCGTAACAGTAATTACACGTTGGATGATTATGATTTAGGCGATGACTTTAGTATGACGGCGTGGTTTGAAAACTACATGGATGACCCTGATACTGAGCAACGATTTAATGATGCTAATCAAATATGGGATGATTGGCAGGACGCTGGTGCGCCAAGGATTGAAGGGCAAACACCATTTGGTAATGAGATAATGTCTTTGCAAGGAAAAGCGCAAGCCTCATTGATGACAGGAAAAGGTATTCGTCAAGCAGCAAATGCAGCCGCTAATTGGCGTGATAACGAAGCTGGTATAGAAAAAGCGCAAGATGATTGGACACAACATGACGTTTATTATCAGGATTTTATTAATAAGCTTAATGAAAAAGGCATTTCGCTTACCCGTCAGTTAGAAGAAAACATTGATCTTAAAGATTTTCCTTTTGGTTATGATGGGTCACAGCTTTACATGAAGCTTCCAGACTCTAAATACAGCCAATTACATAAAATGCATAAAGGTGAAATAACTCAGGATAAGGTTATTGATCAAACATTATATGTTGATGTAACTGGTGGGGATGCACCTATTGGCAGTTATTCGCTTTTAAAGATTGAAGTACCAGAAGCTCCAGAGATAAGCTTTGGTCAGAGAATATTAGGATTGGCATCAGCAATAGCTAGTATATCAGGAATGATGCCTCAAGTAGTATTAGCAAAAATTGGCTTTGCTGGAAATATTCCCGAACTTCCTGGCGCAGATATTATAGGCGGTATATCAGGGGCGAGGGGTGCATTTTCGGATGACCCTGCATCGCAAACCGCTGACCATCCTGTTGTGACAATTTTTGATGAAGACGACAATCCAATTATTGCTAAAGCACCTGATGGTGTAAATACTGGGCCTGAAGATATAGTAGAAGAGCTTGATCAAGGGCCACCTATAACAAATGAGTTTAACCCTGTGCCTCAACTAGAGCCACCTGTTTTGCCTGAACAGGAACAAGATGCAGGAGGTGGTGGCGGTGGGGCGCAAACAACTAGCTCGGCTCAAACAGGTATACCTGCTGAAAACGCAGATGGTTCGCCTAATACCACAGACCCAACTGTAACAATACAAACGCCAAATGGTTCTACAACAGTTCCCAATAGTAACTATGAACCACCCTCTACAAGTCAAAATCAACCACCTTCTACAAGTCAAAATGCAGATAGTGACGGTGATGGTGTGCCAGATTCACAGGATGCTGCACCTGATAATGCTAGTGTGCAATATGATTGGCAGGTAGAAGAATATGAAAATCCGTGGAACTCTGATTCAGAGTGGGATGATGATTTATATGATAATGTTATCATGCGGCAAATATATCAGGCAGCAAGTCTAGAAACCAGTCCAGTTCTAAAAGAGCGACTGACAGAAGAATATGAGCGGATGGGTGGTAATCATCTTGAAGACTTGAAACAAGGTAGACCAGCAGAAGACCTTTATGCTAATTATCCAACAAAACCGCCAGCAGAACGGCTCCCAGACACAGAGTATGATAGAGAATTATTTGATCAAGCATTTCCTGATGGAGCATTTGGTCAAGGATTTGATGATTTAGATGCTAATAATGATGGAATAGTTGATTCAAGTGAGTTATTAGAAGCAGAAACTAATTTTGGAGATCAAGATAGGTCTGGGAATCAATTTGACCCTGATTCTGATTACGATGGCGATGGCATACCTAATGCTGTAGATAAAAACCCAACAGTTCCTGATGATCTTACGGAAGGATCAGATAAAATTCCAGCACCGTTTAATATTCTTGATGAGTTCATAGATATTCAGACTCTT